TCCGAACGCGCGAGTGGAGCAGCGTGATCGACAACTGGCGCGACGAGCACCCGTTGCTGCGCATGGAGCGCCTCGCACCGCGCCCGACCGCCCTCGCCGACAAGCTGCACGAGCTTCGCGAGCAGTTCGTGACCCCCGCGTGAAAGGATGTGCCGATGACCGACGAGCAGATGCGAACGCTCGCCGCACAAGCGACGGCGATCTACGACGTGCGGATGGCGCTGCGCCATGCGCTCGCACGTGATGCAGACGCGCGCTTGCTCGCGAGCCTCTACGCCTTCCTCACACGGCTCGAAGCGGCGCGTGACCTCACGCTCGAAGAGTGCGCGCGAGAAGATGCGCTGCCGTTCTGCGCGTGCGGGCGCACGTGGACCGACTGCGACGGCTCCCGCGCTGCGTGCGCCGCGCGAAAGGATGTGCGCCCATGACGAAGCCGCACGTGACCGTGGGGCCGTCTCGCGTGAGCGTGAAGCTCGCAACCGACGACCTCGCTGCGCTCTTGCGCGTGGGTGAGCGGGTCTTCGATTGCACCGTGGAACACGGGGCACACCGCGTCGAAGTGAGGATGAGTCTCGCCGAAGACCTCGCGGGCGTGCCGCGCCGGATTCACCTCGCGGATGCAATCACGCGCGACCTTCCGCACCGCTACGAAAGAGGATGGAACCTCGAAGAACGCCGCTACGAACACGGCACGACCGAGTGGATCGCGATGGTCGTGAGCAACGCCGACCGGATCGACGTGGGCAACGGGCGTATGCTCGCGGACCTCGACGAAGGCGAGCAACGCGCGTGGCTTCGCGCGACGATGGAAGGCAAAGAAGAAGTGCGCATCGTGCGCAAGATCAGGTCGCTGCGGTAGCGATCCGATGGGCAGGCGCACATGGAAGGCAGAGAAGAAGTGCGCATCGTGCGCAAGGAGCGAACGAGATGAGCGACGACAACGAGCACGTGACGCTGGCCCTACACCTCCCCGCGCTGCACGAGGCGATGTGGGAGTGCGACACGCCGAGCGGCTGCACGATGCTGCTCGAATCGAACGAGCACACGGAGCTTCGCACGACGACGCTCTTCTTCGCGCTCGCGCCGCTGCCGGATGGCACGTTCTCGGCGAGCTTCTGCGGTCGCGAAGAGCGCCACGTCCACATCACGATCGGGCAGCAGACGCCGATCGCGTGGTGCTCGGTGATCGCCGCGATGACGTACGCGATGGCGCTCGCAATCGACCGCGCCGAGTGGCGCTCGCCGCCGGAGCCGGATGAACTCGTGAGCGCGTGGGAGCGCGTGCTCGGAGTCATCGCCGAAGAGCACGACGACTTCGCGCGCTTCCTGCGCCACGCCTCGCGCGAAGGCGGGCCGATCGGTCCTGCGGGCACGTGGGCGCGGCACTTCGAGAGCAAGGGCGCGACGAACACGCGCGCGTCTTCGCGCGATGTGAACTGACGATGCGCCTCGTTGTCGAATCGAGCGCAAGGCGTGCGCGGCTGCTCGTGCGCGAGCACTCGCGCGTGGACGAAGGGCGCTGCGTCTTCGTGTCGTGCGAACGCGAAGGCGAGGTCGTGCTCATGCCTCGCTTCCCGGCGACGATGCTCACCGACGAAGAGCGCGACGCGATCGAGGCGCGCGCGTGCGAAGCGCTCGGCCTCGCTCGCGAACACATCCGCGCGTGCGTGTGGATCGGACATTGACGCGACCGTGTAGAAGTGCGCATGACCGACACGCGCGTGCCGTTCGGATGGAGCGCCGAAGAGGTGATCGAAGTGATCAACCTCGTGCGTGAGCAGTGGCCCGAGCACGTGCGCGCGGCCCCGCCTGCGCTCGTGCCTCTCGAACAGATTCGATGGCACACGACGCACAAGCGCGTGGCGTGGCTTGCGAGGGGCAAGGTGACGGGCGCGATCGAGCACGTCTGGCTCCGGCGCGACCTCGACAAGCACGCGCACGCCGTCGCCTTTGCGAAAGCGCTCGTGCATCGCAACGCCGCCATCACTGCGCCGCGTCGCATGAAGCTGTGCGCCGCCGTCGAAGCGATGCAGATCAAGGGCACGTTCAAGAGAGCCCCGCGCCCTCGCCCCGCGACCCTGCCTTCTTCTGACGATGTGCGCAGCAAGGCGCTCGCAGAGATCAGTGACAAGGCGCTCATCGACCTCGTGCGCGAACGAAGGCGCGCAAGATGAACGAACGCGACGCGCGCGAGGTCGCAGCGGTGCTCGCCGAACGTGATCGGCAACGCGCGCTCGGCCACTTCGACGAAGACGACTACCCCGATGCGACGGGCTCGCCGAGTTCGATCGACGCGCTCGCGTGGGTGCGGCGCGACTTCGAGTTCGCGGAGCAGATCGGGCGCATCACGTGGGCGCACGTGCTGCGCGAAGAGGTCGCAGAGGCGCTCGCCGAAGAGGACTTCGAGAGACTTCGCGCCGAGCTTCATCAGGTCGCTGCGGTAGCGATCCGATGGGCAGGCGCACTGACGAAGAGGATGCAGGACGATGACGACGATTCGACCGATCGGTGAGCACGTGCTCGTGCGAGTGCTGCCCCGCGACGAGAAGACCGCTGGCGGGCTCTACGTGCCCGTCGAGAGCGTGCGCGGGCGTGAGGACAAGGCAGAGGTGCTCGCGGTGTCGCAGCGGCTCACGGAGGCGCGTGGAGGCGCTCCCGTGCGCGTCGGCGATGTGGTGCTCTTCGACGCCTACCGCGTCGCGCTCGTGCTCGGCGAAGACGGGCTCGACGCGACGAGCAGCGCGCACGCGAAGGGCGGGCAGCAAGCGATCATCCCCGCGACCGCGATCATCGGCGTGGTGACGTGATGCCGTTCTCATGGCGCTTCTACCGCTTGTGCCCGTCGTGCGACTTGCCCTACGGACGCAACGCGAAGCGGGGCACGCTCGCAACGCACGGAGGCACGACTCGCTGCGCGGGCAGCGATGCAGAGTGGCCCGACAAGCCGCCCACGCCGGAGCGCATCGACGAGTGGCGTGACCGGATGCGCGAGCGAATCAAGCGCGGCGCTCGTGTAGAGTGAGCGCAGCATGGTCGGGCGTCGTCTAAAGGCAGGACAGCGGACTTTGACTCCGCGAACGCTGGTTCGAGTCCAGCCGCCCGAACTCGACGCGGAGGCGCGCGCGCTGCACGCGCTCTCCGACACGGAGTTCATCTCGCTCATGCGCAAGGCGCGCCATCGCCCCGCGCCGGAGCCCGATGGTGCAACGCTCGCGGAGGTCTTCGCGCGCGAAGCGGATGCGCTGAACGGGCGGTGCTTCGCGCTCACCGTCGCGAACGCGCATGAAGCGCTCACGCGACCGCCCGCCCTGCACATCCACGTGCTCGATGCGCCGCACGCGCTGCGCTTGCACGTCGCGCCGAGCTTCGAGGCAGAGTTCGCGCGACTCGTTGGCGCGCATCGCAGGGTACGGATGCCCGACGATGCGCACGCCATCGTCGTGCCCTCGCCGTACGATGCCGAGGAGCACGTCTTCGCGTATCCCGAAGCGCCGCCGAAGCAGCACGAAGAGGCGCGCGTGTGGTGGAGCGCTTCGCTCGGCGACGACGACCGCATCTTCGTCGCAGGGCTCTCGGCGCGCGAGGTCACGCCTCGCTCGGCGCGCGAGTGGAACGCGCTGCGTGCCGCGCCGCTCATCGTCTCGCCGCTCGGTGGATGGAGCATGGGGCAGTTCGAGTGCGCGCCACGCGACGAAGAGCCGCGCGGTACATCTCGCGCGCGTTACGTGCCTCGCGTGCTCGTCGCAGACGGCATCACGGTCGTCGAGACGCCGTGGGGCGCGCTCACCGCGCGCGACGCAGTGGGCGCGCACGCCGTGCGTGAGTGCGTGATCGAGCACTGCACCTTCGCCTACGAAGTCCCGGTGACGTGATGACGTACACGCATCACGACCGAGAGACGTACGGCGAGCGCCGCTTGCGCTTGTGGCGCAGCGGCGAGCACGCGGAACTCACGAGGGGCGAGCGCGCGGAGCTTGTCGAGTGCGATGCGTGGGACGCGCAGCACGCCGACGAAGTGGCGCGCCTCGAAGCGCTTGTCGGCGCTCGCGCGAGCCTTCGCGAGACGCACCGCACGTGGGCAGTGGATGTGCAGGACGAGAGCGCCTCGCGCGTGCCGCGTGAGTATGCGAAGGGCACGCGCATGACCGTGCGCGCTCGGATGCGCGAGCGTCTGCTCGTCAACGTCGAAGACGGCGCGACGCTGCTCGTGCGTCGTGAGTGGCTCGCGTTGCTTGCCCCTGCCCCGAAGCCGGAAGCGCCCGCCGCGCACGCGAGTGCCTCGACGACGCGCGCGCCGACGCGTGCGCCGACGCATCCGTACGCTGCCGCGTGCGACTGCCGCCGATGTCGCAAACTGCGCGTGCGCGCTCGCGTGCTTGGCGTGCCTGCCGAGACGTTGCTGCGTGCGCCTCGTCGCTTGTGACGTAGGATGGCAGCGATGAGCGCTGCGACGACGATGCACGAGTGGGACGCTGCGAAGACGACGGTCAAGGCCGAGCCGTTGAAGGGCGATCCGATCTTCCGAGGGCTCTTCGCGAGCATGATGCGCGAGAGCCTGCCGCTCTTCGCGAAGGAGGTGCTCGGCATCGTGATCGGGCAGCACACGCTCGAATGGGGCGACCTCGTGAGCGCGCACGACCGCATCGCGATCAACGCTGCGCGCGACCACGGCAAGAGCACGTTCTTCACGTACGCCTACCCGATCTGGCGCGCGGTGTTCGACCCCGGCTGCGAGGTCTACCTCTTCGCGAAGACGCAAGAGGCGGCGCAGGAATACTTGAACATCATCCTCTACGGTCGAAACAACCTGCGAGGGATGCTCGACATCGCGAGCCTCGCGCACCTCGTGCCGACGCAGGACGCAGCGAAGCGCGACCCGCGCGTGCGCTTGAACCTCTCCGAAGTGCGCCTCGCGAACGGCTCACGCATCCGATGTGTTTCGTGGGGCAAGAGCACGCGCGGTCGTCACCCGAAGTACGTCGTGTGCGACGACGTGCTCTCGGATGAGGACTTGTGGAGCGAGAGCACGCGCCGGAAGAACATCGAATACTTCAAGAGCGCGATCGTGAATATGCCGCCGCCGGATGGTCAACTCGTCGTCGTCGGCACGCCGTTCCACGCCGTCGATCTGTACGGCTGGCTCCGCACGAACGCGCGCTACTGCTTCAAGCGCTACCCCGGCATCGTGAAGGGCAAGGACGGCAACGAACGCGCGCTCTTCCCGTGGCGATGGAACCTCGAAGCACTGCGCGGCAAGCGCAGCGAGATCGGCTCCGTGAGCTTCGCGCGTGAGATCCTGTGCGAGCCGATCACCGACGATGTGAGCATCTTCCCGTCGCACCTCTTCCCGCCGCTCTACGACACGACGATGCGCTTGCGCCCCACGCGCAGCGAGCTTCGCGAGCGCGGATGGACGACGTACATGGGCGTCGATCTCGCGCTCTCGGCGAGCGTCGGCGCGGACTTCACGGTGCTCTTCGTGATCGGCAAGGACCGCCAAGGGCAGCGCTACATCGTGGACATCGTGCGCTCGAAGGGCTTGCCGTTCCGCAAGCAACTCGACCTCATCTCGCGCGTCGCGCAGCGCTACGAC